ATTTTGATAACCCTGAACACGCAACTTGGTTTGGATTGATTTGGCAATGATAAAGAAACGTGCTATGGCTAACAATAGATGGGTATCTGATTTAGCAAAACAATGGATAGATGAAATCAACATGAAACGCCTTGAAACTGGTTACGCTGACAATCAACCTAAATGGCCCTATTGGGTTCGACCATACAACTATGATGAGAAAGAGTGGCAGGATATGAGTCAGTGGGTGACAGACACAATGGGTGATTGTAATTGGCTTAAAGAAAATGCACGTTGGGTAGGCAGTAATCGTAAGTATTGGTTCCGTGATGAAGCAGATAGAACTTTTTTTATATTGAGATGGTCATGATAGATATAGAACAAGAATACATTGATAAACTTACTAAAGATATAGCTGATAGCATTGATACAGAAGTATTGTATAACGCTATGAGTTGGACTATTGTCAACATACCGCACCCGTGGTACATTCCTAGTGTGCCACAATATTACGGTAATAGTCTAATAGATTGGTTAGAAGAAAATAAAATTGTATATCATTGTTGGGACGGCAGAATTGCTTTCAAAGAAGGAAGTGATGCTACATTTTTTACATTGAAGTGGTCATGAGCAAATTTACACATAAAACATCACGCTATTTTGGTAGCACCGTTAATATACATACAATCTCTTGGAAAAACCAAGATGATGTTAACCCTAAAGAAATTAAAAAATGGTGTAAAAAGAATTACGGTAAGTCAGGATATGATGAAGAAACTGGGACTAATCGTTGGGTAGATAACATCAACCAATCTGAAATAATGCTTACCCGTGATGAAGATTTAACATTGTTTTTGTTGCGCTGGGAATGAAATCTGTAACCATCTACGGCAAAAGTGCGAATGAAGTAATAGAAATAGTACATCAAATGCAAGCACACGGTTGGACTGATAGAGTAGATTTTGATTGGGCATATTATCGTTCTTCTACATATGATACAAGAGATCGCCGAGCAGTGTTTAATTTCTACAAAGAAGAATACAGTACTTACTTTGCGTTGAGATGGGTATGACCAATATATCAAAATCATTTCAAGATTATGATGACGATGATCCGGCATTACATCAACGAAAGAATCGTTGGAAGTATTGGGAAGCATTGAAAAAAGTTCGTAGTGAATTCATGGAAAACAAAACTAATTTTGATGCTTATGATTTTGAAGATTACCTAGAACAGAAGTATGGCGTAAAAATGAATATAGTAAACGGTAACATAACTGATGGCTACGAAGTAGTAGATGAAAAACTCTACTTAATATTTTTATTGAAATGGGGATGATATGGCATACATGAACACTGGCTCATTTGGCCTAGCTGCCCCGACTGTCTATATCAATGGTTGTAGAGATAACAAATATAAAAATGGCAACAGAACATTCTATGTTAGAGATTGTAAATATCGCAAAGAAGATCCTGCTACTATTGTAAAATGGATGAGAAGAAATTTTGGGCATAGACACAGCGGTTGGGACTTCTCTTTAATTAGCGGATGTGTTACAATAGAGTTGTGGGATGATAGATTAATAACAATGTATGAAATGTGGCAGATGTAATGGCAAATGATATAATGATTGACCTGGAGACACTTGACACAAGTCCATATTGTGTTATATTAACTATAGGAGCAGTACGGTTTGATCCTAAAGGTAATGGTGTAGTAGAACGATTAGAATTGCGTCCTACGATTGAAGAACAAACCGAACAATATGATAGGTTAATAGATGACAATACAATTGAATGGTGGGGGAAACAAAGTGAAGCCGCAAGAGAAGAAGCAATGGGAGATCAAGGACGTATTTCATTTAGCGAATGTATGGAAACCCTTTATAAGTTTTGTTGGAATCGCCGTGCTGTGTGGTCTAATGGGGCTGCATTTGACATCGTTGCTTGCGAGACCGCATGGAGGCAACTTGGAGTGCGAATACCATGGCCATTCTATACCGTACGAGACACTAGAACGTTGTATGAAGTTGCAGGCGTCAAACTAAGTGATGGTGGGCATTCAACTACCCACAAAGCAGTAGAAGATGCCGAAAGACAAGCTATTGTTGTACAAAAAGCGTATCATAAGTTAATCAAAGCAGGAGTAATGGCACCGTGAGAATAGATAGTGATGTTGACATTGACTTTGGTTCAAGAGATAGATTGCTTGAACTGATTAAACATACAAGCGCGGCGATGCGTAATGTCAATCCTATTCGTAAACACGCAACTGGTGTATATGTTACACCTATTCCCTATGACCCTATACATGATATAGCAAGTATTGATTATACAGTAGCAGAGAAGCGTGGATACTTCAAACTAGATTTGTTGAATGTCCATGTATATGAAAATGTCAAAGATGAACAACACTTAACAGAGTTAATGGTTGAGCCTAATTGGAGTAAACTAAAAGATAAATCGTTTGTTGAAAAACTGATTCACTTAAACAGTCAGTATTACAACTTAGAGAAGATGCCAGAACCAATAGATAGTATTCCAAGATTAGCTATGTTCTTAGCAGTTATTCGTCCTGGTAAAAAGCATTTGATTGGGAAATCTTGGTCTGAGATTAATAAAACTGTATGGGATAAAGGAACTGACGGGTATGTGTTTAAGAAAGCACATGCAATTGCCTATGCTCAATTAGTAGTTGTTCACATGAATTTGTTAGGGCAATCTTTTAACCAGGGTGATGCTACGGCGTTTGCTTCTGCGTTTACTTAATTCATTCATGCTACAAGTGGGCCCATGCACCACTACTAAACTTTTGTTATTGAAGGTCCTGAGATAGGGTTTAAAGGGTAACCAATCATCCTTCAAAAATAAATTGATTGGCACTAGTCGATTACTTTCCCACCACCAAATCTCTCCTAGTTCTAGGAACTTTTCCTTTATGATAGCATCAGTTATAGCGCCATAATCGTATATAGTGGTGACCATATCATCCCTATTCTGTACAATTCCTACATAGTCCTGGTTGGCATATGAACATACTGTTATGAACGGATGATTTTCTGTCAATCGTTTGAAAAATTCGTTTTGGATCATTATTTTAGTTAACAGTTTATTTATCGGGTAACCAAAGTTATTTAAATTAATATATTATACTAAATACGTTATAGGAGCCTACATTTGTGTATTCAACATCAGTATTTTATTACGTCCAGCGCAACATTGTTGTGTTATTGTCAGGCTATTCACCGAGGAGATATATGCCAGTTTATGCTAAGCCATTAACCCTGCACAAGGGCGTGGATAATCAAATCCAGTTTCAATTCCTGAACCAGGAGCAAAAACCCATAGATATTACAGGAAAAAGTATCACCTGCCGTATATTAAATTACATGGGCAATGAAGTTTTGTTACAAAAGGCATTGACCTTGCAATTTGCTGCTACTGGTATTTGTGCGTTGATATTAAATGCAGCGGACCTTGAGAATATTGAGGCACAGAAATGCTATTATACATTGGAAATCCCTGTCAATGAGTTTGACTTCCCTGTGTTTGTAGACCAAAATGCCGGTGCTCGTGGCGTAATGAATATTGTCAATAGTGTATTGCCTAACTTTGTCCCATCATACAATATCACTATACCAACTGGACAAGCATTCCCTAATAGTCCTAATAGTAATGGAAGTAGCATCACATACACTACCAGCGTATTGAGCACCAATAACAATCCAATATTAACTATCCAAACTGAGTACATTGAATTCTATGGAAATACAACTATTCAAGGTAGTAGTATTGTGGATAACGATTGGTATGACATTGTAACTACTGAGGAAGTATCCAATGTTACACAAACAGTTGGGTATGTAATTGAAGGATTCCATCCTTATGTTCGTATGCAATTTACTAGCAATGCGGGCGCAGTAACAAATATATTGACCAGATAATTTGCTTTAACATTATGATTGTGTTACAATCAATTGATGTTTGATATCCTGTCTATATTACCTGGTAAAAAGAAACAAACAAGTTCTGGATGGACTAGCTTCAATGCTGTCTGTTGCACACACTTTGGGCATAGACAAGATAAACGTATGCGCGGTGGCATCAAGTTTGATGGTACAAACTGGTCAATGCATTGTTTCAATTGTGGATTCAAATGTAACTTTGTATTAGGTCGTTCAATCAGTAGTAAAACTCGCAATTTATTAGTATGGTGTGGTGTTGATGACCACCAAGTTAAACGCTGGAGTTTGGAAAGTTTACAACATAAAGATTTAATTGACTTCACTCAACCGGCAAAACAAAAAATAAAAATCAAATTCAATGAACACAAACTTCCGGAAGGCGAGATTGTAGATAGCAATAACCCATTACACAAAGTATACGCAGAGTATCTGCAATCTAGGAAGATAGATAGTAATGACTATCCTTTCTTGATTACTCCGTATGAAAAAGGTAGGATGGGCAACAGGGTAATCATCCCCTATACATATAAGAATAAAATTGTAGGTCATACAAGTAGATTCTTGGACAATAAAACTCCCAAATACATTAATGAGCAGCAACACGGTTACGTGTTTAATATAGATATGCAAAAGCCAGAATGGAGTGTATGTATTGTCACAGAGGGTATATTTGATGCACTAAGCATTGATGGTGTAGCGGTAATGCATGATGACATTAATAATGACCAAGCATTGTTATTAAGCACATTGAATAAACAAATTATATTAGTTCCAGATAGAGATAAGACAGGTTTAGCATTGTGTGATAGAGCATTAGAATTAGGTTATAGTGTTAGTTTGCCGGATTGGGATGATCATGTAAAAGATGTAAATGATGCGGTAGTAAAATATGGTAAGTTACCTACCCTATTGAGTATACTACGTAGCGCAACAAATAGTAAAATCAAAATAGAAATGCAGAGGAAGAAAATTGGCAAAACAAGAAACTAGAAAGCAGATAAATTATACACCAGAAGTTCAGAAGTTGTTTCTGAGAATGATGCTCACTAATGCGGAGTTGTATACCCGTGTTATGAACATTATGAATAGTGAAAACTTTGATCGGTCATTAAGACCAGTGGCAGAAATGTACAAGTCACACACAGACAAGTATAGAGTATTGCCCGATGCAACACAAATTAAAGCAACAACTGGTATAGAGATTCAACCAGTAGATAATTTGACTGATGGACATTTTGAATGGTTCTTTGATGAGTTTGAAGCATTTACTAGACGGCAAGAATTAGAACGAGCGATTCTTAAAGCAGCGGACTTACTTGAGAAGGGTGAGTTTGAACCAGTAGAGAAACTAATCAAAGATGCAGTACAGATTAGTTTACAGAAAGACATGGGTACTGATTACTTTGCTGATCCTAAAGGTCGTATCAACAAATACTTTAATAGTGGCGGACAAGTAAGTACGGGCTGGCCACAAATGGATCGTATCTTGTACGGTGGTTTCAGTCGTGGTGAATTGAATATCTTTGCAGGTGGTTCAGGCTCAGGTAAATCATTAGTGATGATGAACATTGCACTAAGCTGGTTGCAAGCTGGATTAAGTGGTGTATACGTCACATTAGAATTGAGCGAAGAATTAACAAGTTTGCGTACTGATGCGATGTTGACCATGATGGGGACAAAAGCAATTCGTAAAGATATTGATACAACAGAGTTACGTGTTAAGATGGCAGGTAAGAAGTCAGGTAAGTATCGTGTTAAAGCACTACCTGCACAAAGTAATGTTAATGACATTCGTGCTTATTTGAAAGAGGTACAAATTCAGACAGGCATTAAGATTGACTTTGTAATGGTCGATTACTTAGATTTAGTTATGCCAGTGTCTGTTAAAGTCAATCCAAATGATCAGTTTATCAAAGATAAGTATGTTGCTGAGGAATTGCGTAATCTAGCAAAGGAACTTGGGATACTATTAGTAACTGCAAGTCAATTGAATCGTAGTGCGGTTGATGAGATTGAATTTGATCATAGTCATATTGCAGGTGGTATCAGTAAGATTAATACAGCAGATAATGTATTTGGTATTTTCACAAGTCGCAGTATGCGTGAGCGCGGAAAGTATCAGATTCAATGTATGAAAAGTCGTAGTTCAACTGGTGTGGGTATGAAGATTGATTTAGAATATGATGTTGAAACTATGCGTATTAGTGATCCGGGTGTTGACGGGGAACAGAGTTATACACCCAAACCAAGCGCAAATGACATTATGAGTACCTTAAAACCACAATCTACAGTTACAGATTATACTGTTGATCAAACTACAGGTGAAATCACATTAGAACCATTGACTAGGACTGTTCATGCTGATGTACAGGGATCAAAATTGAAGTCATTACTTAATTCTCTAAAGAAATAATTATACCATAAACGCATAAATACAAGTAGGATAATTATATGCAAAAACAAACCCGCTCCCTCTTGCAGGAATTAGAAGCACTCGGCAATAACCGTGATACAAGTCATATTATTGAAAGTAGGGCTCATAATATCATAACCAGTGCTATTAATTTACTTGAGTTAATTAATAAGCATTACCCTGAAGAACAGGCTCAGATATTGGAGCGAAAGCTACTAAGTGCTATTAAAAGCAAAGACCAGCAGAGATTTTCTAAATCTTTAAGGAAGAATCGTGAACCTATCTGAATCGTTAGCGATACTTAGAGACAAAGTAGATAAAATTGCCTCTTTGAAAGAAGATAAGGGACACCTAGACCATCCAGAAGATTTGATATTTTTGGGAGGGAGTCAGGGTGCAAACCGTGCATTACAAGCCGCGATAGCAACAGTAAAGAATCCTAAAACTGTTACTATTAAGTGGGACGGATATCCTGCATTGATATTTGGACGTAATAGTCGTGGACAGTTTAGTATT